AAGAAGGGTGATGTCTTTGTTGCAGAGAATGATATGGATGCTTATACCTTTGCATTGACAAATGACATCCAAGTTCCTGTTGATAGTGGCACTGGTAGGGCAACTTTTGATAATGTTTTGGTTTATCAAGGAAATTTGATGACCTATAACTACACAGTTGACTATACTAAGAAGCAAGACTACATTATTCCTGATGAAAATGTAGATACTGCTCTTTTAACAGTAGATATTTCTCCAACTGCCCAATCTGCTGAGAAAGATACCTATAGTCCAGCAGCAAATGTTACAAATGCTGATGGAACTTCCAGAATTTACTATTTGGAAGAGACAGATGACCTTAGATATCGTCTAGTTTTCGGTGATGGGTCAATTGGACGTAAATTAATCGATGGTGAATACATTACTATCTCATATGTGTCTACAGATGGGGTAGAAGCGAATGGTGCAAAGGGTTTTGACTTTGTTGGTAACGTAGTAGACAGTGATTTAAGGAATATTTCACCTAACAACGTAGGTTTGACCACAAAAGATGCTGCTCAAGACGGTGAAGATCGTGAAACACCTCTTTCAGTCAAGTTTAGAGCACCTAGAGCGTATGCAACCCAGAATAGGGCGGTTACAGAGAATGATTTTGAGCATATTGTCTCTGAAATCTATCCTCAAGCAGCATCAGTGACTGCTTTTGGTGGTGAGAAGCTATCTCCACCTGTTTATGGTAAAGTTTATGTCGCAATTCGACCAAAAACAGGAAATAAGCTCAATGAGACGACAAAACAGAAGATAAAAAACGATTTGAAGAAATATTCAGTCGCTTCTATCGAGCCAGTCATCATTGATCCAACATCTTACTACATTATACCTAAATCTTACGTTTATTATAACGGAAATGACACCAGTTTGACTGGATCTGAGTTAGGTACTAAGGTTTTACAAGGAATTGACCAATTTAACAAGAATGGTCAGACAAATAGGTTTGGTGGACGTATTGATGGGTCTAAATTTGGATCTGTGGTTGATAATGCCGATACTAGCATTGCTGGTAACGTCACTCAGATGACTTTAGGGCAAAATTTAGACAAATTTGAATTTGGAAGTATATTTACTCAATGTTTAGACTTTGGTAACCCACTTTATGATCCATCTGGTTATGCTGGCACTCCAGACAGTGGTACTGGTGATGGAGATGATGGAGATGGCGATGGAACTGGTAATAAGTGTAAACCAAACTTCTCTGTAGTTAAATCAGGCACATTTTATGCCACTGGTTACACTGAAGACCTTGTAAATCTAACTTTGACTGATGGAGCAACCTCTGCTGCTGTAGCATCTCCTGGTTTGTCCACAAATGTTACTAATCAGGTCTTGGTACCTGTAAATATAAGAGATGATGGTCAAGGTAACCTAATTATGGTTACAACTAGGGATGAGACCGAATTAGTATTGAATCCTTCTGTAGGAAGTGTAGATTATGGCACTGGTCAAGTCTGTGTTGGTCCTGTAGCGATTCAGGGCACTCCAGATGATACTACAAGACTTCCTATTCAGGTATTACCTGCTGGTGGATCTGTAACTATCCCACCAGGAGTTGATCCAACAATCTTTAACCCAGCAGTCAATCCAATTGACTATACAATCAACGATATTGCTATTCCAACCTTTGATCCGAATAACTTTAGTGGTTATAACTTCGGTGACACAAGTGGCATAAATATCATTGATTATCCAACGGATACATTCACCTATCCACTCAGCGATTCCTGTTTCTAAGATAGATGCCAATTACGAAGAATATAAACGTCTCTGATAGGGTCGAAAATCAGTTACCTGAGTTTATTCGCCACGAAGACAGACAATTAGTCAACTTCCTGTTTGAATACTACAAATCTCAGGAGAAAACAGGTAGACCTTACGATATCCTCAATAACTTATTGAGATATCTGGATTTGGATAGTTATACCTCTGAGCAACTTGCAAGTGCAACGAATTTGCTCAAAGATATTGGTGTGTACGATAATAAGATTGAAATTGAGGGTATAGATGGATTCCAGGAGCAAAATGGCTCCATAATGATTGATAATGAAGTAATTTACTATGAAAGGGTCACTCGTGGTCCTGATGTTATCATTACTCCAGGAATTTCGTATCCACAGTTTAATAAGAAGAAACAACAGCTAGAAAACCCATTTTCACTTTTTGATGGAGTAGAAACAACCTTCCCATTAAGCTTTTTAGGCACTCCAGTCGCTCCTCCTTCAGCAGAGCACTTGATTGTGATTGCTTACAATCAAATGATGGTACCAAACGTAGATTACTTCGTTGAAGGGTTTAATATACGTTTTGCAGAAGCACCTAGAGATCAAGTTGGTGCCGATAACTCAGAATTCACTTCAATCACTTATTTGGTTGGATATTCCGATCAAGTCATCAAAACTGCTGATGCAATCCCTTGGCAAGAGTGGGAAGGCACAAAATATTACCCATTACGGATTAATACTCAATCTTATACTCCAACATCTGCAATTGGGTTAATAATCAAGAAAAATAATAGATTACAAATACCATATGACGATTTTACCGTTTTTGAAGATAAAGTTGTTTTCAAAAATGAAATTGGAGCTGCTGACGCTATTCATATTAGGTCTGTTGAATATAATGCTCCTGCTTATGGATCTGGAGCAACAGCAATTGCTAAGGTTGCTGATGATGGCACAATTGAGTCTTTAATCCCTAAAATAGGTGGATCTAAGTATAGAATTGATTTTGCACCAAAAGTTACCATTACAAGTAATGTTGGAGCGAATGCAACTGCTAGATCACTAATTGGTGGTATAAAAGACATCAATTTGATTGATGGTGGTCAAGGTTACAGTTCATATAACCCACCAATCCCTGTTGTTGCTGGTCCTACCAATCCTAATGGCACACCTGCTAAATTAAGTCTTACAGTCAATGATGAGACTGGAATGGTCGATAGTTTGACTATTACCAATAGTGGTAGTGGTTATGACTTCATTCCTGCCATATCATTCAAAAATCCTGGTGGTGCAATCATTGGTGCACCTACTATCGACTCTGAGGGTAGAGTTAACGTAGGAAGTATATCTGTTACCGAAATGGGTAGTGGATATAGCAACCCACCACAAGTTTACATCGATGAGGCTCCTGATGGCGGTATTAATGCTCAAGCGATATCCAGGATCAACCAAGACGGTCAAGTATACGAAATACAAATTACCAATCGTGGTAGAGGGTATTCTACTCCTCCTCGTGTGGCAATTGTTAATCCTATCGGTGCTCAAGTCCTTGATGTCACTGTAGCATCTGGATCAGTCACAAATATTGAAATGTTGACTGGTGGACAAGGATATACTGATGCACCTTCTGTTTATATTGTAGATGATAGAAAAGACGGATATGGAGAGCCTATAGGTGGTACTGGTGCTAAAGCAGCTGCTACTATCTTTAATGGTGAAATTACAGATATTAATATCACTGATTTTGGATCTGGATACTCAGAATCAGAACCTCCTAAAATATACATTGCAGAACCAAAAGCAGCAAGGGCATCTGTAGATGTTGGATTTGATCAAGTAACAGGATTCGATATACAAGAGTATGGATCAGGATACACTTCTAGTGCCTTCCTGGGGTGCTCTAGGGGCGTTTCTGGACCTGTTGCTTACGATAACCTCCATAATGAGGTATATGCTGGAGAAGCATCATTAAGGCAGTCAAATCACGTTGCAGGTACAAATGTAACTAACCTTGACTCTCTATTCATTAAGGAAGTATTTGATAAGTTTAGAAGACAGTATTTGCCTACTTTGGACATTGATTTCTCCAAAGTTAACCCTGTACAGGTTATTAAGAATATTAGTGACTTCTATATTTCTAAAGGTACTAAGTTAGCAACTCAATATCTCTTTAAAATCCTATTTGGTCAAGATGTTGATCTTTACTATCCAAAAGACGAAATTATAAGTCCATCTCATGCTACTTGGGTTGTAGACACTATTCTACGTGCTGAGTTGATATCTGGAGATCCAGTAAACCTAATTGACTCCCAAGTTAACCAATATGCTGATGAAGTAGACTCTAGTGTTACTGCTGCTTCAGCATTGATCGAAAACGTCATTACCATCATTGAAGGTACTGATACAATTTATGAATTGGCAATATCTGAAGAAACCTTAGTTGGTAACTTCATTATTCCTTATAAGACTCGTCTTGTTGAGCCTCTTTCTACAACTGGTCAGATTATAACCGTTGACTCTACTATTGGATGGCCCGAAAGAAATGGTACCATCAGAATCAATGATGTTGAGACAGTCCAGTATAAAGAGAAATCACTTAACCAGTTCATCGAGTGTACTAGGTCTAAGAATGGAATCGTCGAAGATTGGGATCCTGGTACCATAATTCAGTCTGATATCTTCGTTTATGTCAACAAAGACACTGCACAGGAATGTAAGTTAAGGATTCTTGGTATTGCTGAAGCAGGTACCACAGTACTAAACGATACTGGTAGTTACTACCTTGGTGGAGATAAACTGAAGGTTGCAAACCTTGGATCCACTGCTGAGGAGCTAAGACTTCAATCTTGGTTGTATAACGTTAAGAAGTTAATTCAGGTTAATAATATCACTCCTGGTGGTGTTAATAATCAAACTGCTACTGTAACTTGTGATAACCCACATGGTTTATTGGTATCCGACCAAGTTACGATATATGGTGCTAACCCTGTTGTGTACAACGGCACATTCACTGTAACATCAAGAATTGACCAATTTACCTTCTCATATCAGATTAACGTACCAACCGACCTGATACCTCAAGGTAATATTTTGCTATCGGTTGATTTGAATAGAGGTAAGTCTGATACCACGTCTATCAACAATGTGGTTAGTGAATTTACTACAAACATTCAAAACTCATTCTTTAACGATGATTACGTTTATGTTGCTGCATCTGGTCTACCAAACTATAAGATAGGACCATTTACAGGATCTGCTTTAATTCCAGGTAACCAAAGAAAACTACTAAGATTCCCTAGAGCAGTCCAAACTATATCTGAAAGAAAGACTATTGATCCAGGTACACCAATCGGTGCTTGGGTTAATGGTGTTTCTATCTGGTCTTACAAATCTAGAGAATTTGTGCAGTATGGACCTCTTACTGCTGTAACTGTTGATAATGTGGGTGAAGGATATGATGCTGGTGCTAAACCCAACGTAGAGATTACAGGTGGTGGTGGATCAGGTGCTGCTGCTGAAGTTATCGTTAATGGTAGTCTAGTATCCTTTGATATGGTTACAGAGGGT